AACCGTATTTTGATAATCACGTAAAAGCTCCATCTGCTTATAACAGTACAGATCCGTACAATGAATTGTTATTTAGATTGCCGCTTACGCAACAAGTTAATCACACATTAACCGGTTCATTGCAAGGCGTACAACCAGTAGCCACTGACTTCAGTGCGTCGATGCAATTTTGGTCTATTGCTACTCCGTATGATTCGATTGAAGAAACATATTATTTTGACGGAATATCATTAGCCGCAGGAACGTATGATGATAATAAAATAAGACTAGAAGACAACGAATTAGTTGGAACTTTAGATTTCAAAACTAGAGCAGAACGAAGTCAATTTGATAAAGCTCCATTAGATAGTAAAAAATTAGGAGTTTATTTTTCTCCGCAAACAATGATTGATGAAGATATCATTGCACAACTAGGATTTACTGAATTAGATAGTTTTATTGGAGATCCAGGAGAAACCGAATCAAAATCATATCCTCGATTAATTCAACGTGCGCAATCGTATTGGAAAAAATATGCAGAAGCTAATGATATTAATGCGTATATAAAAATATTCACATTGTTTGATTTATCATTCTTTCGACAATTAGAACAATTACTACCCGCACGTGTTGATAAATTAACTGGTATTTTAATTCAACCAAATATATTAGAACGTAGTAAAGACGTAGCATTGCCTAAGGTATCATATGAAGACAATGTTTTAAATGTTACTTTGCAAAGTGTCCCTCCAACCGCATCTGGAGATTATTTACAATATGTAGGAGGAATTGATGGACGTATATTAACATTGTCAGCAAATGACGATGATCAATACCAAGCATACTTAACTGCGTCTGATTCTAAAAGATACAACGGTACTACTTATTCATACGATTATCTTATATTTAATGGTACTACTTATATTACAGCATCAACTCCGTATTGGAGAAGTGAAGCATTAGATCCGGTAATAATTGATAGTACTACATCTGAATATCAAATCATTTCTTCTAGTTATGTAGCAGTATATACTGGACCTGTTTATGGATCTGGATCTTACGGAACTAGTAGTTATGCAACAGTATCATATAAATTTACCGGAAGTTTAGCACAAGTACAAAATTATTTACCAATTGGAATTGGCAATCAAAAATATAATGGTTCTAAACTAACTTCTCCAGACTTTAATATCAATTCTACGCAAACCGTCGACGGTGGTCCGGCAGTAGAATGGAAGACTGCAAATCCTAATCAGTTGATATATCAAACCTTAGGAGAACAAGGAAGTTTTGTTTTAGTATAAATTTTAATAGTAGATATTTATTTTAAATAGGAATAAAATATGGGATACTTAGATAATAGTTCTGTAACTGTTGATGCTATCTTAACTCTTAAAGGCCGAGAATTGCTAGCAAGAGGCGGGGATGCATTTAAAATTACTCAGTTTGCTTTAGGGGATGATGAAGTAGATTATTCGTTATGGAATCCAAATCATCCATTAGGAACTAACTACTACGGCGTAATCATTGAGAATATGCCAATAGTAGAAGCAGTTGCTGATGAAACTCAAGCGCTTCGTTACAAATTAATTACATTGCCAAAACAAACTACTAATATACCAGTAGTTACTGTAGGAAATACTGCTATTACTTTATTAGCATCTGGCGACGCTTCAGCAATTTCTCCAAATACTAGCAATTTAACTGGAGGTAATTCTAATTTAGGATATACAGCAATATTATCAGATTCTACAGTTGCCGATATTCAAGTAACACGTGGAGATAATGAAGATGCACAAAGTGTTGCAGTCGCTGGATTTGAATTCCGAGTTGTAGCAAAAGCACAATATATTGAAGATAAAACTGCAACCATTACTATTATTGGAAACGAAACTGGTGGTAGCGTTACTATTAATTTAACAGTTAAAAAAGTTACTGCAGTAACAAATAATGCAACTAGTTAATAAAGAAGTAAATATGAAAGATTTTATTAAAAAATTAAAACAACAACCTAAGCAAGGCGGATTTCCACTTGGAAATACGCAAGGAGGGCCAGGACGCGTATCTGGAGCTAGTTTATCACAAAATCAAAACATAGCTGCTCAAGCAGGTGCTGCATTTAATGAACAAGTACAACAATTAGCACAACAACTTGCTAACGAAATAATTGCAGAACAACAACAAACTACGATTCTTGCAAGAAACGGACGTATCTATACTAGATTTGATCAAACTAATGATGTAGTATCTAATCAGACCGAAACTGTTACTGCAGGTTTATGGAGTGATAATGTTGCTGGATTAACTACGTATTTTTCTTCGTCAGCACAAACTACATCGCAGAGAAGATATTATGTAGATGTATATCAAGAAACTCCTAGTGCTGACGGCGCTGCTGTACAATTTGCTTTAGCATATGGACATGCATTGGGAAGTGGTTCTTCGGCACTAGGTACTCAAAATGATTCTCCTACTAAAGCTGTTTATTCTCAATATAGACAACTTTTATTAAGTGCAAATCAATCCAGATTTACGACAGCCGGATCTGGTAGTACAGATTCTATATACGTATTAAATTTTAAAAGAAATCGTTTAAAGGAACGTTTAGATGCTGGCAATTTCGAACTACCTTTATTATCTATATCAACTCATGATGTTAATGCGACGGGATCCGTAACCGTGGGATCTACCGTAATTAAATTGATAGACGATTCTTCAATTGCATCTGCAACTATAGGAGATTCTGGAAAAGTCTATAACGTCGTTTCTGGTTCTATAACAAATGGAGTTTTCAACTCTACGACACCCATATATTATGGGTTAGCTTATCCAGATCATGGAGTATTGGTATTAGATGGAAAAATGTTAGACGGACAATTAAGTTTTGCTACTAATTTAAGTGGCAGTACGACTGCTGGAGCAGAAGGTAATAATCATTTCCTTTTATATCATTCAATTTCCGGATCTGGTGCATTATCTAATCAATTTTTAGCAAGAAATTCAGAAAAAATTACTAGTACACACTATTTTGTAAGAGTAAAAAATGCAGAATATAATTTTTCAAACAATCCATCTTATGTAACTGGAAGTGTTGGACAGATTTCACAAAACACATTTATCGGAGATCCTAAAACTTATATTACTACGGTTGGTTTATACAATGATAGTAGAGAATTATTAGCAGTTGCTAAATTAAGTAAACCATTATTGAAATCATTTCAAAGAGAAGCATTGATTCGAGTTAAGCTTGATTACTAAAATAATCAATGATTTGAGCCCTGTTATATTTATTATAAATGTAGCAGGGTTTTTACTATCATGGCAGATACAAATAGCATAGATATATATCAAGGAATCAATCCAACCGTTTTTAAAAAAGTGGATTCTAGCGATGTATCTAGCAATCCGTTTCAAACATATAAATTGTGGACGTTTTATTCGGGTAGCGCAACTTCAAGTTGTTTGCCATTAATTGGTATTTATTCCGATTTAAACAATCTTCCAGCACTAGATTCCGATGTTGCTTATAATAGTGCATCCAATGTAGATGGAAGTTTAAGATCCGTAACTTATTTTTCTATTAATCATCTTTTTTATAAAAATAAATTCGAACCGTATAATACTTTCGGTCCAACTAATTTCATACGAACACCTAAGTATTTGTATCAAACTGCTTCCGTTTTATCGATACCTAACATACGAGTTGGCGAAGGAATAAAACCTGCATCATTTACATTTACTGGCAGTGTTAATTTAGCTTCAGATATTTACGGAAATGTAATAGAAACTGCTTTTAATACAGCATCTATTGTTTCCGAAACGCAATATTACGAAGGTTTCAATGAATATTTTGATACAACACGTATTACGTATAAAAGTCAAAACGTAACATATCAGCCCGGAGTTACAACTACAACTGGAGCAACTTCTTCAATTGGATTATCAGCTAAATTCAATGGCAACGGTTACATAAAAGATGATATATTAGGACAATACAATAGAAGTAATGATTATAGTATTGCATTTTTTATATCTGGTGCAAATTCTACAATAAATAATGAGTTAGTATTAACTAAAGCTTCCGGAAGTAATACTCCAAAATATCCATTTCGAATAGAATTAAGCGGTAGCAATCAATTAATTTTTTCAGCTGCTGGCAGTACTACATTTAAAACACAAATTACTTCATCTACTTTCGTTACTGCATCTTGGTATCATGTTGTATGTCAAAAAACTGGAAGTAATTTACAAATGTATATTAACGGCACGCTTCATGCATCTGCTAGTAGTACGTTGTTAGCAATGCCAAACGGCCCATTTACTTCATCTGCAAGAATAGATAACGAACATCCGATGTATATAGGAGGATATTCTGCAACATCGAATAATTTGCAAGGTTCTTTAGATGAAATAAGAATTTATAACAA